GGGGATTATACAGATACTATTTTAACAGATGTAAATGGAAATTTCAGAGTTTATTTTGAGATGCCAAGTCAATTTTATTATAATAATTTTGATGTTGTAGTTGGATGGCAAGATAGTCAATGGGCCGCTGGTGTTTTTACAAATAATAACATTGCATCAACTGTAGAACTTTCTCAATCTGCCACAAGCAAAGTTTACACCTACACAAACTTGTTAGGACAATCAACATTAGATTTAAAAGGCTTATTAATACGTTCTGATAAACGATTGATTTACTTTGAGTAATATCACATTAAATATTGACTCAGATGAACTGCAAGCTTACATTAAGAAATTAAGAGGTATGCACAAGTCTGCATTTCCAAATGCAGTGAGAGAGACATTATCTAAGGCCGCTTTAAATGTAAAGCAAAAGACAATGCCAAAGTCAGCGAAGAAAGAATTTACGCAACGCTCTCCTAATTTTTTCAAGGCCAACTCCAGTGTTGATTTTGCTAAGGGTTATAATGTCGGGCAAATGAAAGCAGTGGTTGGTTTTGTTTCTACTAAATTAAAATTAGGTTCTAAAAACTTTGCAATTAAAGATTTGGAAAAGCAAGAATATGGAGGTTCAATTGGTGGGCGTTCATTAATTCCAATGAGTAGGGCAAGGACTGGCAATAATCCTAAAAAAAATGTAAAAAAAATAAATAGACTTTCTGAAATTGATTTTAGCAAAGTAGTTAAATCTAATAGAATAGCATCAAAACTTGGGGGCAAAAATAAAAAGCAAGCATTTATAAGAGCAGCTATTATGGCAAAGAAATTATATGGTGCTGAATCTTATGTTTTAGGCAATGCTAAAAATGGTAAAAAAACATTAAGTAGAATTGATAGCATTTCAACTAATTTACAAACAAAAAAATTAGAAATAAAAAGAACACCTTTATATACTTACGCAAAAGGAAGAGTAGTAAAAGTACAATCAACTCATTTTATGAAACGTGCAAGTTTTGAAACGCAATCAAATATGAATGCAATATTTATTCAGGAGGCCCAAAAACAATTTGAACGAAATAATAATAGAAAATAATGGCGTATACTGAAAACATAGAGCAAACTTATAAAATTACTTGTGGAGAAGGAAGCACATTTCAAGTCCTATGGAAAAATGCTGATAAGGCATATGAGTTTAATATTGCACAGTTTGAATTTATAGAAACAAAAGGTACACTAGTTGACAGAAGAGAAGTTAAGGGCCGTACATTTCCTTTAGAAATATATTTTGTTGGGGAGAATCATTTAATAGATTCATCAAGTTTTGAAATAGCAACGCTTGATAAAAGGCCGTGGACTATTGAGCATCCTTTATATGGCAAGCTAATAGTTCAGCCAATAACATTGTCTTTCAATAACAGTGAATCAATATCCTACACAAAGATAACTGGCTCTGTGATGGAAACTATTACCAATGCTGGACTAGTAGTACAAGATAATCCAATTGATATTATTGAAGAATTAAATACAGAATCTTTAGATGCTGGCGCAGAAACATTTGCAACAGTAACGCCAAATCCAACAGATATGGCACAAAATGCAGATGTATTATATCAGCAAGGAAAGTCAATTACCACAACACAATTAATAGCGGAAACTTACTTTAATTTATTCAACGAAACGCAAGCTTTAATACTTGATGCAACTTCAGACCCATTAGCAGCTATGAGGTCATTGCAAGCTATGGCAGAAGCACCAGCGAGATTTGAAACATCTTTGCAAAATAGAATAGGTGCATTGACAAATGCATTTAATTCTTTGCTTACATCTGTTTTAAATTTTATACCCAGTAACATTACATTAGCTGAAAAATTACTATTTGAAAATAGTGCTGGCCCATTAATAAATTCATTAGCATTAGCCGCAAGCTTACCACAGATTGAAGACTACCAAAATAGAAGCCAAGTATTATCCGCAATTAATACACTTATTACAAATTATAATTCATATGTGTCCGCTATTGATGGACTGAGAAGTGGAGTGGCGGGCAATCCTAACACCTATTCACCAAGTTCAGGTTATCAAAATGGATTAAGCGCATTGGTAAATTTTACAATATCAAATCTATTTAACATCGCATCAGGTGCAAGGCAAGAAAGAAATTTTATATTGACCGATGATGATAATTTAATTACATTGTCCCATCGATTTTATGGCCCAAGTTTAAATGATGCCAATGTCACTGAATTTAGGTTGATAAATAACATTGGGTTAAGTGAAATTTTAGGATTGAAAAAAGGGCGGTCTATAATTTATTATGTGTAAAAAATGATTTTAAAAGTTGGTAATAAAAAAATAGAAAAGTTTAATAGCATTGATATCACTTTAAAGTTTGATAGCGTTGCCAGCGTATTTGCATTCTCATTTTATCACGATACAACTAATCCAAGTCCAATTGCACCATATAAGAGATGCACTATTGAAGATGATGGAGAGGTGTTGATTACTGGTGTATGTTTAAGTCCAGTATACCAAGATGGTGCTGTAAAATCATTGGCATCAATCAGTGGTTATTCAATCACTGGAGTGTTGGAAGATTGCGAAATTCCAATTAAATTATACCCCTTACAAAGTGATGGCAAAAGTTTAAAAGAAATTACTGAAGCTTTAATAAAGCCATTTGGATTTGGTTTGGTAATTGACCAAGGAAAAAATTTTACTCAAATTATTGATGCGGCAAATGAGATTATTCCAACTAGCACAGCAGAAGCAAGTCAAACAATTAAAGCATATTTGGCAACTATTGCAAGTCAAAAAAATATTATAATTGGGCATACAACTGGAGGTTCTTTAAGATTTACAAGAGCCTATGCAAGTGGTAAGTCAAAGTATTCTTTTAAAAGCGGTCAGCCAAACGTATCAATAGATGTTGTATTTAGCGGTCAGCCTATGCATTCAGAAATTACTGTAGTAAAACAAGCGGATGTTGATGGTGGTAATGCTGGTGAGGCAACAGTAAAAAATCCATATGTGACTAGCTATAGGCCAAGGGTGATTACGCAAAGTAGTGGCACTGATATTACAAGTATAGATGCCGCAAAAAATGCCTTGTCAGATGAATTGAAAAATATAAAAATAATTGTGAATATTGGAGGGTTAAATAAGTGGAGGTACAATGGCAATAAAATTAGACCTAATAATTTAATTGACATATTATCTCCTGAATGTAACATTAATAAAAAAACACAATTTTTTGTGGAGGAGGTGCAATTAATTGAAGATGCAGCTGGCGCACAAACAGCAGTTTTGACTTGTGTTGTACCTGAAGTTCACAACGGCCAAACACCTTATAAAAGATTCTAAAATGCTGACATTAGTAAAAACTATTTCCACAAGAATTGATGATGCTAAGAGGAGACTGCAAAAGTTTCTTGGATTAGGCTTGTCTGACATAAAAGAAAACTTTGTAATTGCTCCATTTGGATTTGATAGCAATGCGGTCAAAGATATGGTTGCAGTTTATTCTCCAACTATTGAACTTGGAAAAGGAGTTATAATTGGCTACATAAATAAAAATGCAATTGCTGAAATTGGTGGTAATAGAATGTATAGCACAAATGCAAATGGTGTAGAGCAGTTCTATGTTTATTTACGCAATACAAATAACTTGGAGCTTGGAGGAAATGTTAGGCACTTAGCAAGATTTGAAGAATTAGAAATTGCATTTAATCAATTGAAAACTGAGTTTAATGCACACACGCACACTGGCAATTTAGGTGCGCCTACAACGCCTCCATTAGTTCCAAGTGTAGCCAATATTTCAGGAGCAAAAATTAATAATATAAAAGTAGCATAAAATGGCACTAAACCCAGCATTATTAACAGCAGATATTTTAGCGGACAACGCAATTGTTTCCCCTATTCCAGCAGATGCATTACCTCAATTTACAATATTCATTACTCAATTATCTATTCACATTACAGAACAAATTAAAAGAGGAAGTGTAAATGATGTGACTGTCAATACTAGTACTGGAGTTCAGAATAATGTTGCTATGGTAGAGTAATCAATTTCATATCATAATCTTTGATATAAAATCCATCAACATCATTTGCGCTAAGTAACATTACAGCTTTATAGTCAAGTAACAACTGGCTAATTTCAATATTACATCTTGCAGTTGAGTTTCTAATTTTCCTTTCAATGTCATCTCTTACCCAGCTATAATGATGCATTGAACCACTTTGTAATAAAGAGACATTGTTACTATTTATTTTTCGTGTAGGGTCAACATAAAATGGATACTGCCTACCTCCAGCTACAGTATCAGTATTTAACTTATGAATAAATGGAACGTAATAATTGTCAAATTTATCAAAGCAATAATTAGCTTTTCCAAAGTAAGTATTTATTTTGCATACAGAGCCATCATAACCACTATCAATAAACTCTTTTTTTAGCTCTTTAAAATTTGGATAAACTTCATCGCAATCTAAGTGCAAAAAATGAGTGCATCCTAATTTTAAAGCAATTTGTATTCCTATATTCCTTTTACTTTTTTCATTAAACGCTGGTGATGAATTAAGCTGAGGCTCATATAAAAATGTAACATCGTGCTTTATTTTTTGCAACTCAGAAAGTGGGTCATATTTTTCTCCATAGTTAGAAACATCTTGATAAACAAATATGATGTAATCAACATCATTTCTTATTGAATTCACAGATGATTCTAAATGCTCAACGCCATCCCAAATATTATATATTGCTGCTAATTTCATTATCTACCAATAAGTAAATTCTCAATGTTTTCATAAATAACATTTTGCATTCCAAAGCTTGATGTGTATTTTAATATTTCAATTTTATTTTGTTCATTACCATTCCATTCAATGCAAATCAATTTTGTACCTAGTAAATTAATCTGCTTTAAAATTTCAATATCCATTCCCTCCGCATCAATGGTTATAAAATCAAATGATTGATAACCAGCAAATGTTTTATAGTTCAACATTGATACATTTACTGGATTAAATTTTACACCTGATTTTTTCCATTTGGCAGTTTCATTCTCAATTAATGAACTAACCAAAGCAATATCATTGCCTCCTCTAACGTGCGCTCCTGATTCGTGCAAAGTAATAGTGCCATTACTATTCCCTATTGCAATGTTAACGCAATGAACAAGCTTATTGCCTTTATGTAATAATTGTAATTTTGCAAAAGCATCAGGAGATGGTTCAACCAAAGTAGCTGACCATCCTAATTCAATTAATTTTAAAGCATTTGAGAATGTTTTGCCATCGTTTTCTCCTATGGATAGTAAAGAGCCAATAAATCCATTGAAATGCTTTACTATGAAATCTTCTTCATTATTTTGTGAGTACATTTTATTCTGTTATTGTGTTAGTAATTAGGTCGGCCTCCGAGTGTTTTCCGTGATTGTATTGAAATAATATTTTATCAGTATGGGCCTCAGTTGTGCAATGTGTTAAAACTTTTTCAAACCAAATATAGTCCTCAGCATTGTTTATATCATCAAATTCATATAGTGATGCAAATTCTCTGCGAACTGGACAGATATGCCAAGGGGGTCTTCTCATTGTATATTCAGGAGAAAATTGGTCATTTTCTTTATAAAACAAACGCATATCAACCAATCCCCAAGCACTATCTAATTTTATAATTGAACGGAAGGTGCATACATCTAAATCAAAGTTACACAAGCGCAGCAAAGTTTCCGTATAATTAGGAGCAATGCTTTCATCATCATCCAAGAAACATAAGTACTTGCCATTTGCCTTGGAGACTAATGACTGCCTTTTTTTTCCTATGCTCAAACCGCCATCTAAAAATGATGGACTATCATCTACAACTACCTCAACTATTCCAAGCGTTTCGTGTTCACTAACCTGATTTATTTGCGCATTTAAAATTGCCAAAAGTCTATCAAGTTTATGTTTTCTTTTGGGAATTGATGGGATTAAAATTGAAAGGATAGTATTTCCAGTATTATTCATTTATGAAATAGCAGATATTAGAAATTGATTTATAATTTGGGGTAAAGTTTATTGATTTAAAATAATCAACACAAGCTAATTGACACCCTTGCAATTGCCAGTCATCTATAATCACAATGCCGCCTTTTATCACCTTTGGAAACAAGTGTTGCAAACAAACTAAAGTTGAGTTATACAAGTCACCATCTAACCTAAGGATAGATATTTTATCAATCTTATTTTCTTGCAATGTATTTTCAAACCATCCTTTATAAACTTTAATATTTTCAATGTTTTTTACCTTAGAAATATTGGTCATAAAAGCATCTAATGGCACAACAGTTGCCCCACTACTTACAAGCTCCTGATGACCAAAGTCAGGCAATTTATTCTGTTCTGATTTTGTAAAGTACTGAATCCCAGGCATTTGGTCATCTTTATTGGATGGAAGTGGTATGCCCTCAAATGAATCAAATGCGTGTATTATTTTATCAGGTGCGCCCTCTGCCATTGCAATCATTTGCGCTCCAGCTGCTACTCCGCATTCCACATAGTCTCCATCAGCATCTTTCATTTTTTTTGCGCATTCATAACTAAACATTAAAGTCTCTTCAGATGAATAGGCAATTTGCTTTGCAAATTTTAAGTTGTTAGTCTCCATATTGGATATAAGTATTTGTGTTTAAATGTATTTTTGCGGCAATAAATCCGTAGTCTAATATATCAATTTTATGCTTGTGAAATATTACAGAGTTTACACTTTGGTCGTGCCTTGCAGCAACAAAGCCATCTCTTGTAGATGTCCCATTATTAAATGAACCAATTAAAGATTGATAAAATATTTGACCAAGAATAATTTTAGGCAATTCCTTTTCAAAATTAAAACCTAAAGCTCCTCCCCAAGTATTTTTTACATCATTAATATAATTAGCACATTCAAGATTATTAACAGCTAAATCAGTAATATATTTATACGTTGGATGTCCAATATTATCAAATGCTACAATGCCATCCTTGGCTTGGTCAAGCAATTCAAAAGGATTTTTTATTAAACGCATTGTGCTATCAAGCCAAAAAACTTTTTTATAGCCAACATTAAAAGCTTTGATTAGTAAATCATATTTAAACTTGTATGGTATATCTTCCTGAGGTGTGACACCATTTGGATATTCGTTTAAAATCCAAGTGTCACAATCCCCAGCTATATGCAGAGTCTCAATTAGCTTTTTTTGTTTTTCAATGTAGTTGTCACGCCCATTTATAGCGAGAGAGATAATAAGTGGTTTCATTTGTATTCTTTATTTTTTGATAAGTAAACGTAATGATACATCGGCAATGCAATAGTATATTCTGTCTTTAAAAAAACATTCACGGCATCAGAGTAAGCTTTATCCTCAGCATTAGATTTATGTGGGAATGGTGCTTTAATTGCGTGTTCCCTCTTTACCGCAGTAATATGGTTGGTTTTTCTTAAATAAATATTTTTACCATTTTCTGTTATAGTTATATTTGGATTATCCTTGGATAGTCTCCAAGCAATTTCATCTTTCCCATCAGTAGTCATAATTCCATTTATTGCTATGCAGTCCATATCAGATAAACAAGCTTTCAACATTTCTTGAATATAATAATTAGGCACAACATCATCATCATCAATAAATACAATGTACTTCCCTTTTGCTTGAGCAACAAGTTCATTTCTTTTTTGTCCAGTTGACTTTTCTTTTTTGTCAATGTTTATAAGAATTTCAACATCATTGGTTAGTTGTGAATCTAAATTTTGCAGCAAGGATGCTAATTTTTCTTTTCGTGAAAATAAGGAGCAGATTAAAATACTTAAAATCATAAGGGGAAATTTAAAGATTTATGTTTTGCAAATAGTTCTTTTCCTTGATTCCAATTGTCCGCACTTCTCTTGTATGTATCATCATTTTCAGCAAGGCCATTGCAAGGGTGTTCGTGAGGAAATTTTAATTCAGGAGCAAACGATAGCCATTTATTATTATTGGTTATATGATATAAATGTTCATCAACAAACATTGATTTATATTCAGGATGCCAAAAGTACCCAAGTTTTTTATAAAGGTGAACATTCATAATTGGGATTGTCAAGACCGCAACATTAAATTTTTGCAGAAGGTCATCAACTTTTATCAATAATGGTGAATTAATCCCTTGAAATTTTTCTATAATTAATTTGTCCCAATGCATCGGACATTTAAAGTCATCTGATAAATAAACAAGTATGCTGCCTTTTGATTGCTTTGCAGCCACATTAGTCGCATCAACAACACTTGTGTTATCTGACACTATAATAATTGACTGTGAGCTTTTAAATGCATCTATGTACGCAGACATTTCTTTATCATCAGAATCTATTGATACTATATGCTCAATATTTTCTTTATTAGCGGCCAATGCCATCCAGTAGCAATAAGTTTTATATGACTTTGCGGCCCTACCTCTTGATGGGTGAATCAATGTTATATTCATTACTTGCAATAATTGGCCCACTGGCATAGGCATTTTTTTATTTTTTCTCCTGAGCCACAATGTCTGCAAATTTCATTGCGACCTTGTTTTGGCATTAGAACAATTGGCCCACCAGTTTTAGACCTAAGCACTGTTACTTTTCTTGGTTCGTGATTTGCCATATTTTATTTGTTTTTAAACTGTTTATAAAATTCAAAACTTTCAGCATCAGTATTGGCGTATAGAAAAACATCCCCAATATCTTCTACCCCACTAGCAGATTCATTGCCTAAACCACCATCCATTTGATATCTGTTTAGTCTATCCTTATGATGCCTACCGCCACATAAGCCTACTCCGTGCTTAATTCCTATTGAAATGATTTTGCTTGGTGTCCAAGTTTTTTTTGAGCCATTTAAAACGTGCGAGTGTAGCCATAAGTGCAAGTCAGTATATACCTCATTATCATTGGGCCAAGAAATGTTTAGATTAGGTTTTATCATTGTGTTCATCGCACTTGCTCTCTCAGGGTGATTCATCATAAAATATGACCTGAGACCAACGTGATAGTAATATGTATATGAAGTGCCAAATAAATCAGGCTTACCATTATCAATCCAAGCGGCCAACATTTCTTCAATGTATGTTGGTGAATAGTAATCATCATTTTCAATTAGAAATATTACATCAAAATTATCATATTTTGAAACCCATTCATAACCTCTTCTATAGCGTTGTGTAATGTCGGGTTTTTCAGATTCAGCTGGGTTATTTACCAAAAGCACATAATGAATTTGCGCAGTTTGTTTTTTCAGCATTTTTTGGCATTGCTCAAGAAATTGCGGCCTATCTGAGCGGTCAGGAATAATGCAAGCTATTTTCATTTTACTAAGTGGGTTTAGTTTTTGCAAATATATAAATTATATTGAAATGCAACACTACATAATTATTTTTCTTACATTTGCAAATAAAATGTTACAAAATGACAGTATACGATAGTGCCGATATATATCTTGAGAGCCGTACTGGCGCAAGGGCAAAGATAACAGCAATTGATGCTATTGTTGATGCATTGCTTTTGACCGCTGCAAAAGCAGCTGCTGGAGAAAACATCTTGGAGTATTCCTTGGATGATGGGCAAACAAAAATTAAAACAGTTAGGAGGTCATCAAAAGAAATTGAGGCAAGTATTATGGCTTTTCAAAGGCTAAAACAATTATACATTAATCAACTTAATGGGCGTGTCTTCAGAATGATTGATAGTAAAAACTTTAATATCGGGAGGATTTAAAATGGGATGGCTAAATAATTTATTTGCAAGTAAAAATAGTGTTGAAAATGTAGTCAATCTTCCACCAGCAAAATATGTTCCTCACAAACCAGTTGCAACTGCATCATCATTGTTTACTAATGACCAATTTAGCGGGAGCAGATTTATGTTTTCAGTTTCATTTGATGGGGAAAAAAACTTGGGAGAGGCTGGCCCATTAATTGATTACAGAAATGATTATATTGGTTTACGTTTACGTTCTTGGCAGTTATTTTATGAATCAGAAATTGCGCAAACCATCATCAAGCGTGACACACTTTGGAAAATATCAAAAGGTCTAAAATTAGAGGCGCAGCCAAATGAAGAAGTGATTAAATCTGAAGGGTATAATGTATCTGATTTACAAGGCGTGGATGATTTGATAGAATACAGATGGGAAAACTTTGCAAACTCTCCAAGGACAAGTTATAATGGGCAAATGACATTGCACCAATTGGCAAAAGAATGTTATAAAAATAGCCGCATTGGTGGAGATGTTCTTGTGGTTTTACGCATTGAAAATAAAAAATTAAATGTCCAGCTAATAGATGGCTCAAGTGTGCAATCCCCATTGTTATCTGACACTCAATTTTTATCAGACACCACTAACGGAAATAAAACTGCAAATGGAATAGTTACCAATTCTAAAGGCCAGCACATTGCATATTGGGTGCAAACTGGAGTATTAACATTTGAGAGGATTGAAGCGGTGCAAAAAAGTACTGGTCTATTGATGGCATTTATGGTTAATGGTTTGCGTTATAAAATTACTGATAGTAGGTGTATGCCTTTGTTATCTGTGGTTTTAGAAACAGTTAAGAAAATAGAACGATACAAAGAGGCTACAGTAGGCAGCGCAGAGAATGCTGCTAAAATTTCTATAGCCATCGAACACGATATTAATAGTAGCGGTGAGAACCCATTTATAGACCAGCTTTCAAACGCACTGAACTATAATAATAATTTAGACATCCCAACTGATATCAATGGTATAGAGCTTTCTAAAACTGTTGCAGCGGTAACTACAAATCAAACTGTAAACTTACCTCAAGGCGCAAAACTAAAGACCATTGAGCATAATGCTGAGGTTCATTTTAAAGACTTTTACAATACAAATAAAGATGCTATTGCAGCAGCTTGTGATATTCCAAGCAGTGTGGTATTTATGAAGCACGATGGCAGCTACTCAGCAAGTAGAGCAGATTTGAAAGATTGGGAGCATACATTGATGGTAGGGCGTGATGAATTTTCAATTCAATTTTATCAACGCATCTATAACGTATGGCTATGGCTTGAGGTAATGACATTGAAAATATCTTTACCAAATTACATAAGAGCATTTACAGACAAGAACTATGTTGCAATTGATGCATATAACCAATCAAGATGGAAAGGGCCAACAGTGCCTCATATTGACCCGCTAAAAGAAGTTCAGGCAGTTAGATTAATGTTAGGAGTGCAAGGTGAAAGCTTACCATTAATAACAATGGAAGAGGCTACAGACTTTTTAAACACTGGAGATAGTGATGAAAATATGAAACAATTCAAGGAAGAGCTAGATGAAGCCAAAGCAAATGGTGTATATATTGAGCCTATTCGTGGAGGTGGTGCGCCAAGTGATACTCAAGGAAATTAGTTTTATTTTTCAGGATAATTTTTTTCTAAATAATCACTGATAATTAATTTCCCAAAATCTGATTTGCTAATTCCTTTTTTTAATCGAATATCTTCAAATCTTTGAGCCATTTTCTTAGGCACATTTCTTATTCTTATTTCTGAAAAATTTGAATAGTCATACTTCCTGATGTTATCTTCCAGCTCATTAGTAAAATTTGTCATAGAATATTTGTTTTGATTTTGCAAATATATAATTTTTCCCATAATGAGGTAAAATAAAATATACAATTAATTATCAATTTTACTTTTGTTTGCAAGATGGCAAATGAAGTATTACTATACGGAAGAATTGATAGCGAAACAGCAACAATGTTTCACGAATCCTTGCAAGAAATTGAAGGAAACGATGAAATGATGCTGCGCATTAATTCTATTGGTGGTTCTCCTGAATTTGGCTGGGGTATTATCTCAATGTGGAATGAAATAAAAACACCTAAAAAAATTCGTGTTGATGGTCAGGCGCATTCTACAGCAGCATTTCTATTATGCTATGCTGAATATTCAGAATCATTAGATGTTGCAGAATTCTTAATACATCGTGCAGCTTATCCTGACTGGATGGAAAATTCAGTAGAATTTGATGATGCAACTAAAGGTAATTTAATGAGAGTTAACAAATCTATAGAGGCAGCATTTAGAGCAAAAGTTGATATAGTAAAATTTGAAGCATTACCACAAATGGCTGGTAAGAAAACCAAAGATATTTTTTCAATGGATGCAAGAATTGATATTTATTTAACTGCCAAAGAAGCTAAATCTATTGGATTAATAAATAAAGTTATCCCACTTACACCAAGTATTACAGCAGAAATTAAAGCTTATGCAAAAGCCGCATCAAGCAATGTTTTTGTTCCTAAAGAAACAACAGAAAAAGAATTACAAAATAAACCAATAAATAAAAAACAAATGACAGCAGACCAATTAAAATCAGAACACCCCGAAGTGTTCAACTCAATTGCTAAATCAGCGGTTGATGCTGAGCGTGATAGAGTGGGAGCGTGGATGGCATTCAATGATATTGATGCTGTCGCAGTAGCAAAAGGAATTACAGAAGGCAAGACTATGTCACAAACAGATATGGCTGACTTTACACGCAAAGGCATTGCTAAAGGAGCAGTTGCAAAAGCGGAAACTGAAACTATCCCTCCAGTGAATGGTGCTGAAACAAAAACAGCAGACCAATTAGCTAATGAGGCAAAAGAAACAGCAACAAAGGATTTTTTAACCGCAGCAAAAGAAGCTGCAAAAATACACTTAAAATAAGATGGGAACATTAATAACAAACAACAATAATGCGAAAATCTTTATATGGGATAATCGTTATGAAGAAGGCACTTATACAAATGTAAGTGGAAGCGAAGTTTCTTTAACAAAAGGAATGCTTATGGGCCGTATTTCGGCATCTCAAAAACTTGTTCCTTTAGCATCAGGAGCTAGCAATGGTAGTCAATTTCCAGTTGGAATTTTAGCTGATGATTACACTGTAGATTATGGTGAATCAGTAAATGTGACAATTTGCATCGGTGGAGATGTTGCTGAAGAACTTGTAACATTAAATGGTACAGACACACTTGCAACTGTAATTTCAAGCCGTTCTATTCGTGATAGAATTGCTGCTGATACACTTGGAATTAAATTAGTTCTTGGTGAACAAATGACCGCATACGATAATCAATAATCAACCTTAAAAATAAATAATACAAAATGGGAGTAATACCAGCAAGTCAAGCAAGAGCGTTATTTACGCAAGGTTTGGTAGACATTTATAGAGAGCAAGTTCAAACAACTGCTTTTTTACGTTCATTCTTTCCTACAGAAGAATTTGGAACTAAGTACCTCAGTGTTGAGGTAGAACGTGGCTTTGAAAAAGTTGCCGTTGATATTCTTAGAGGCACAGAAGGCCAAAGAAATGTATTCAGCAAGTCAACTGAAAAAATTTGGGAGCCGCCTCTATATAAGGAGTTTTTCGATATGACACAGTTAGATGTGTACGATAGATTATTTACCTCAACTGGAGATATTTCAGATGCCGATTTAGGTGGTTTAATTGCTGAAAGTGCCAAGAGATTAATGTCTCTACAACAAAAAATTGAACGTGCTTACGAATTGCAAGCATCACAAGTTTTGTTTGATGGTATCACAACTTTAAGTGCAGTTGAATCTATTGATTGGAAGCGTAAAGCTGGGTCATTAGTTGACGAGTCTGCAACCACTTGGTTGACAAACACCAACAATCCATTTACAACTTTAGAAACTGGTGCGCAATTTATCAGAACTAACGGAAAATCTCAAGGCGAAGTTTACAATGTAATTATGGCCGCAAATGTATTAACTGCATTCCTTGGTAATACTTATGTAAAAGAGCGTAGTGATATTTTAAATTTCAATTTAGGTAACGTAAATTTACCACAAAGAAATTCTGTTGGTGCTGCATATCACGGAAGAGTTTCTTCAGGTTCTTATTTGTTTGACATTTGGACTTACCCTGAAGAGTATACTAATTCTGCTGGTGTTGCAACTGGATATATTCCAACTAAAAAGTTGACAATTTTGCCTACAAATCCACGTTTCAAAATGGCTTTTGCAGCAGTTCCTCAATTAATTGAAAGTGGTGTTCAAAATATCAGAGGTGCTTACAAAGTTTCTGAGTATATTGACCAAAGAAAAGCAACTCACGAAATTGAGATTCAATCTGCTGGTTTAGCAATTCCAGTAGCTGTTGACCAAATTTTTACAGCACAAGTTTTAGCTTAATCACTAGGGAGTAGTAGCAATGCTACTCCCATAATTTTATACCCAATGGATTATATAGTAAAAGCTTTGACAGTATCAGGTTTATCAAAAAAAATACATCGTTCAGGAGATATAGTTAATGACAATGACTTCCCAGCTAACAGAGCAAAAGAGTTGGTCAATAGCGGTTTTTTAGTTGAGGTTGTAGAGAAAAATATTGATGGCCCAATTGGCAAGAATAAGATTGAAGTTGCTAGTAAGAATCAAGAGTTAATAGTTGAGGAAAAAACTGAGACAAATAACATTCTTGAAGAGATGGCAAACAAATCAAGCTCTAAAAAAGGTAACAGTAAAAAATAATAAATTAAATTACAAATTTAAAAAGCGTTACTGGTTTTCATTAACGCTTTTTTTTATACCGATAAAATGGGATTGATGGATGAAATAAAATTAGATATTCAAGACATAACTAGCAATAGTAATGAATTTGGAATTTCTATAACATTCACAAATCCTAGTGACACACAAACCATTCAAGTAGTAGGCACTGCATCAAATCATTTTATGCAATTTGATTTTGAAAGTGGAAAAAATATCAATTCGCAAAACACGCACGTTACTGTTAGTGAACAATTATTTATTGATGCTGGTTACAAAATTAGAAATGTGGACAATAAGGTATCAATGAAAAAGCATAGGGTGTCTTGGATAGACACAACTGGTGTAAGTGGAAGCTACGAAGTTATTGAAGCAATGCCTGACCAATCTGTAGGACTGATAGTATTCATTTTAGGCAACAGAAAAGCATAATGATACCATCAATTATACCTCAACAAAACTTTGAATTAATTCGTGACAGAATAGGTTTAATTATTTTTCAAGAGCTGGAGAATCAATATGACCTTACAAATAATTCTACGCTTGAAAAACCTAAATTTAACCAAGGAGAATATCCTGAATCATTACTAGTATACATTGATAGAGTTGTTTCATTTGATGAAGCAGAAATGCCAGTAGTCAATGTAAGTTACAATGGTGGAGTGTATGATTTAAACAATCCAAAATATGCTGATGGTAATAATACATATTTTATTGATGTGTATGTGAAGAGTGATGCAAATGAAGATGGGGAAGAAACTGATGCTGATAAATTAGCGGGAAGAAAACTTGCTAGCATCTTGGGAAAGATTGCATTTATTTTAAGATATTCAGCATATAAAACTTTAGGATTTGAAGCTGGCTTTATTGGCAATACAAAAGTTGCATCATTAACTAATTTAGGGCCATTGCAAAGTAACAATTTGCAAGACTCAAACAGATGCATTGTAGGTAGAATAGTTTTTGAAGTTAGGGCCACTGAAAATGTTACTCCAATAGAACCAATTAATGCGATGGGTTTTTTAACAACAGTAAAATTAAGCTTGACTAATAAAGGCTATGTTTATATAGGAGATTATTAAAATGGATACAGTAATTTTAGAGACATATAATGGAGGTGATATCAGTAAAATCGGTAACGATGTACTTACTGTTAATGGCTTTGAAAATATGCCTTATATTGCAATGTTTGGCGGCAATCCATCCCAATCAACTCCAACACAAAGAGTAGCTGGGGAACAGAACTTTGATTGGTTTGGTAATGCTTTTGAAACTGATGCTATTTTACAAACAAATTCTTTAACAGAAAGAACACTAAGAAGTGTTGCGTTAAATTCTGCTGGGCGTGTGCAAATTGAGCAAGCTGTTAATGCAGATTTGGAATTTATGCGTACATTTGCAAAGGTCACTGTGGTTGTAAGCATTATATCTGATGATAGAGTACAAATAGATATCAACATAGTTGAGTTAAACAATTTACAAAATACATCACAAAGATTTATTTGGGATGCAACATTTGAAGTTTTAAATGGCCCTTTTAATTGGATTGCACCATTAATTGATGAGGGTATTGGTTATTGGTATATCGAAGATAATTTTATAATTTCTTAATAATAGAATAAAATGGCAATAGTAACAATAGGAGAATTAAAAACATATTTTGAAACTGGGGATAAGCCTACAGAGCAGCAATTTGTAAACTTAATTGACACATTGGCATCTTTACCAGCTGGAGGAGGTTCACAGACACTTGCACAAACATTAGTATTAGGCAACACTTCGGGAGCAAACGATATTGAGTTTGATGCTACACAAGGTTTACTTTTTAACAACAGTTCAAGATTGCGTGAAGGCACTACTGATGCTGGTTTAGGAGGAGCAAAAGGTGTTGCACAAGTTTGTTCATTAGACTATGAGTTGAAGTGGGAGGCTGGTAGGTTATATGTAATGGAACAAACTGGTTCTTTTATTAGACAGTCTTTATATAACTTCACAACTACTCCAACAGCAACAGATGATACTGATAAAGGTTATATGGTTGGCTCGTTGTGGACATTAGATGATGGAACTACTTACGAATGTACTGATGCAACAAGTACTCAAGCGGTTTGGATTGAAAGAGGTATTGGCACTGGCATACTAGAAATAAGCTCAACAAATTTAGCAGCATTAGAGGGAGCAGCAGCATTAAGTTTAAAAACTATTTACATCGTTACAGATGCTACTTATAGAATAGCATTACAAGCAGAGGCAGCTAATAAAATAGGCGCAAATGGAACTATAATTGATTTGACTTATAGTGGCTCTGTTTATTATGATTTGGCTACCAACACGATTTTAAATGGCACTATGTCGGACATTGATGGCAACACTTGGAATGGATGTTTGCCAAGTGCAACAACATTAGGAGGAAGTTCTACTAAAAATACATTTAACCAAGGTGCAACAAGCAACTTACTTGGAACTGGCAACTACCTAAATACATTTGAGCAAGATGCTGCAAACAATGAACTTGGTAATAATTGTGGAGCAAACACATTTAAACAATATGCTAACGGTTTTATTTTTGGCGGTGGTTTGCAAAATGTAACTATTGAAGCAAACACAACTGGCGCAAATTACACCGCATCTCCAGACTATGATTTTCTTTACAACAATGCATATTCAGCAACAATTTTTACTGATGGAAGCCGTAACTACCATCGTTATTATGAGCCAGCAAATGATAGGATAGTTTTACGCAATTTATCTACACCATTGGCAGCACCTACTTACATTGGCGGTGGAATACCCGACCTCCAACAAGTAACGGATGTAGGGAATGCAACAACAAATCCTATAAGAGTAGATGATGGAGTAGGAAACTCATCCATATTAGGTCTTGGCACATTAACATTAGCAACTGGCAATATAGGAAATGCAACTATTGATGCATCGTTGGTTACAGATATTTATACTGCACAACTACCCGACAAGGCAGCAGGTACAGAAACATTTGCGATGTTGAGTGATATAACGGCTGGAAGCATACCTCACGCAGTTGCAGCGGGAACTGACACCTACACCGCAACGATTTCAGGAGTTACAGCTTACAACGATGGAGATGCTTACCTTATAAGATTCACAAATGGCAATACAACAGCGGCAACTTTAGACATTAATGGTATAGGAGGTTTAACCCCAGCTCGTTTATATAGAAACAATGATATTAGAGTGTTAGGAGGTGATATTTTGGATGGTGCAGAAATGTTATGTATTTATAATTCTACATTAGGAGGATTTCAATGCATAGGGACTTCACCTAACAGTTTATTTGCGTATATTACCAATGCTGAAAGTATTGCTATTACCAAGGGTCAAGTGGTGTATGCTTTCGGAGGTATTGGAGATAGAATGACTGTAAAATTAGCTAACAATACAGCAGATGCAACATCTGCTAAAACCATTGGAGTTGTAGTGACATCAAGCATTGCAGCAAATCAAAAAGGTATTATTATTACACAAGGGTTACTTGACACTTTGAGTATATTACCAACTGCAACTTATGCAGATGGAGATAGCATTTATTTAGGTGCAACTGCTGGCTCAATAACAAATGTTAAACCATATGCACCAAATCATTTAGTTTACGTTGGCACAGTAACAACTGCAAATAATGGTACATCGGGCAGAATGTATGTAAAAATACAGAATGGTTATGAATTAGATGAATTGCATAATGTTCAAGCGCAAAGTCCCACCGATAAAGATACGTTATATTATGATAACACAGTAAGTCCACCACAATGGAAAACTGCATCAATAGCGACAATAAGTGGTTTAAAAGCACCAATAGTATCAGTAGGAAATGGAACTGTGGTAACTGGAACTATAGCTATCACAATTTGTAAAACATTGGCACTAGCTGCTAATTCAAGGGCTGTAGGTGATGCTCCTGAATTATTTGTTCAAACAACTAAAACTTTAATAAATGGCACTCAATTTGTGCGAGTGTATTGGAATACTTCTGCATCTTTAACTGGTGCAATTTTAATAGCAAGTACTGGTGCTGCTGCTGCTTCAACTTTATCTCAAGCACTTATAAGGCATATGGGAATTGAAGTTGCAAATGGTGGTGGCAATGGCACACAAATATTTCAACCAATATCAGGTGCTAATAATCCTTATGTCCAAACTTCTTCAGCAATAGTAGCGGTAGCTATTGATTGGACATCTGCTACTGGATTTATAATAGTTAGCATACAAAATGGAAGCATTTTAGATTCATCAAATTGTAATTTAATATCTTTAAAATAAAATGGAAATATACGGACTACAAGTTACAAGCAATTATTTTGAACAAATAGATTTAACTGGATGCCATATTGAACTGGCTAATAGTATAAGGTTTGTTTATTTAGAGGATACAGAATACAGTACAATGGAAGAATTACAAACCGCCATTGAGGCTTTAATATTTTAAAATTTTTATGATACATCACGATATTGAAAATGCACACAAAGGAATAGCCGAAATGCTTGGAGGCACTGTTATTGGTAATATATTAAATGTTACATTAGGATTTACTATATTAATGGTTGAGGCATATTTAAATATGGCAGCAATAGATGTATGGGCAGCGGCATTAATCAAATTGGGTTCTATTGTTGTCATTATTTTTGGTATAAGAAATGGACACCTAGCCTACAAAAAAAATAAGATAGAGTTAAAAAAGCTTGAAAATGAGCAATCAGGAAATAGCGGAAATTAAACCATTTATTCTAGCTTTTTTTATTTTGTTGGTCTTCGTACTTGGTATGCTCTATCAATATCGGCAAGTATGCAAAAGTATTGCTAATACATTTAAAGGAACTATTGTTGCGCTATTAGTAATGATAGGCATTATGGATGAAAAAAATTAGTGTTATCCTGATACTATTTTTACTTATAACTTGTAAGACAAAAAAGTATAAACAATTTAAAAAAACTGTTGAATGTCCAAAATAAGAATTGGTAGATACTACAAGGATAGTACACCAGCAAAAGTTAGAAAAATAGCAGATTCAATTTTATACGGATTTGGTGCAGTTGGAGCTTTAGGTTTAATTAGTTTTGATGAATTAAAAGTAATCTTTACTGAGGCCCAAATAAGATGGGGTGTAGGCATAATTTTAGTTAGTGCTTTTCTATGCAAATTTATTTCTAACTTTTTTAAGGACAATTCAGAAAAAGCGGAATAAATTCAAGGCAAATTCTTTTATTTGAATACAGTTGTATAAGTAACAACCGCAGCAAATCCTATTGCAAGGCCAGTTAATATTTTGTTTCCTATTTTTGCTATCTTCAATTTCTTATCTGATTTTTGCAAATCCTTTTTTAAATCTATCTTAACAATTGAATCATTGTGAATAACCTCATTTCTATTTGCTATAATGCCACTTTGCAAGTCAATTAATGTATCTTTACCCAATTCACTATTAACGTGCGCCAAAACTAACGTATCGCACTCACGGCTCATTGCCAGTAAATATGGCTGGCAAGTATCAGGAGCTTGTTTAATAATTATTTTTGTTCGGGAAATATAAATAGTATCTCTTTTCCTTGCCATTTGTTCAGCTCTTGCGGCTCTTAAACCTTGAGCTTGTGCCTCTGCTGACATCATTCCGTATTGTTTGGATAGAATGCTGTTAGCCCATATCAAAGAATCATTAGTTGCTAACTGTGGGCGTTGTTTCTGACATCCTTGCATCCAAATTAATAGCAGCATTACAAGTGATGCAAATATTATAGCAAATGCAAATAGTTGATTTTTTTGAGTTGTTTCGTTAGTTTCAGGCATTATAGTTTTATTTTGCTTTAATATTAATAAATCATTTCTAAGTGAATTAATGGGTCAATTGTGCTGTTTGATTGTTGCATTATTTTTTATTTATTAGTTACTTTCCAGTCCAATTTCATTCTATCCCATTCACCTTTTGGATACTCAACTTCTTTTCCATTTTTTCTGAAGATGTAATGGTCTATGCGTAAGCCATACTTTATAGGTTCTATGCGCAGAAATGTCATTATTTCGTTGGTTTGTTCGTGGTGGAGGCGTGTTCCTTTTATCATTTGATTTTGTTTTTCCAATTGGTTAATTCAAAGTGAGGCATATCTTTGAAATTCTTAAAATTACCGCCCCAAGTAATATTTCCGTAAAGTGCAATAATTTTAGCAAACTCAGCAAAATATTTTGCTTTATAACTCAACTTTTTATTTTCCAAAAATGCGATATCAAAAGCTAATGAAGGATAATAATTATGTGGTGATTGCCCAGCTCTTGCATTGGTTATTTTAGGCCGCTTTTTAAAATAAACTTCTTGCATTGCATTGTTTCTGTATGTGCAAGTAAGAAATACATTTACGTTTCCGTATCGTTGATTAAATTCTTTTTCTGCCATTTCATAAGCTGCTATAATTCCAGTGCTTAAATCGTTCCTATCTCTGCTCTCAAATGGCTTGGTTTCATCTTTGGGTTTCATATTGTTTTGATTATTGCAATAGCACTGGTGTATGTCAATTGAGCCATAACACGCACAACTATTTGTTAAAGTTTTCTTCATAATACTCCTGAGCATTATACTCCTTGGGCATAATTGCCCTTGAATAGCCAACGTGGTAGGATTCTAAAATTTGATGTTTTTCTATTGCTTTCGCTAACTTTAACAATTTTTCATCAATAGCTATTTCATTTGCAAGCCAATCAACGGCACTTATTTGTTTTGTAGGCATTTTACTGTTATGATATTTTTAAATTTCGTATGTCAACATTAAATTTAGTAGGCACATCATCAGGCCCATCAACCTCAGCATATGGGCGTAAAAGATATCCAATAGGAAAAGTTGCATTAAAACGTGGATAGTAAACATCGTGCGTTGGAAAGTTGATATTACTTGTATCATAAATCTCAATTGCAATCAAAGAGTTTAACCAATATAATTTAGGGTGTATTTTAGTTCCAATTTTAAATTCTCCTATCATTTTTTCAATTCTCTCACTATTCACATAGGCGTACATCCATAATCTTACAAAGTCATCTCCTTGACTTCGATTATAACCCAACCTGATACTATTTCTATGGTGAAATCCTCTGCTAAATCCAACTATCTTTTGTATCCCTTGGCAAACTTGCCAGTTGCCTATAATAATATCACAAGTTAGTTCTGTTGGATTAATTAATAAACGTGGTAACATTTTACTATTATTACCCATAGCCTCCTCCTTTACCATTATTTTTTGCTTTTTTAGCAATCATCCATTGCTGCATAAAGCCAGCTCCACATACTGCACTAACAAGTGAGGCTGATAGTGCAATGGTAAAGGTTAACACTTCAGAGTTGTCAAAGAAAACTCCAGTCATAGCAAAGCCAACTGACCAAGAAGATAAAAATAATGATGCTGCTGCCCATAATATTAATGATAGTTTTGTTTTCATAGTATTAATTATTGTTTATTTCTGCAAAGCTAAATAAAACATTTCTATACGCAAATTTTATTGTTAGCAATAAAATTTCTATCATTGCAAAAATTTAAAAATCAAACCCAATGAAACTACTTACAGAATTTAAACAACAATTTACTCTTAATGAGTGGATAAATGCTATGAAACAAGGCATCAAAGAACTATTTAATCAATGGTCATTTAGTGAGTTTGCGAAAGCTTTTTTTGCCTATATGCCAACGGCAACTGGTCAGCGAATTAAAGGAGGTTTTAAAACTATTAAAGGCGGCACATCTGATGAAATTTTTACGGCATTAACTAAGTTGCAAAAGGAGGTTAAGGGTGAGCGCAATTAAAGAGATTAATGAACTAAATATGATATTGGTTACAGAGTGGAATGGAGGGATGCAATCGAAAGAAATATGCAAAACATACAATGTACCATCTTGGCGTTTAAAAAATGCAATAAAAGAATATTTTACAACACGCACGGCATTAATACTAAAAATTAAAGCAGAATCAGAAATACCTGATATTGAGCCAAAGATATTAGACATAGAAAATGTAATTTGTGCATCATTTGCTAATTTAACAGTAGGTGATGTTCTTTTCAATAATGGCAAAATAAAAGCATTAAAATTTAATTAATTATAATTTAAAAAATGAACATAACACAAGAGCAACCCAAAAAACAACCTAGCATTGAGAATTTAGAAAAAATGCACAAAGAATTATTAAAATTGGTGGTACACAGAGGCTCTAGGCCATCTAAATGCAATCCAATTAATGATGCTGCCAAAAAATTTGGCTACACTAGACAAGGCATTTCTCGAATTTTATATGGAAAAGTTAAGGATTGGAAGCCACATCATTACGAAATTTACAACTTTCTTAAATTCTATTTGTCTGATAATTAGTATTTTAAATAATTTGTGTGAAATAATATTGCGGGGTAAATATTTATAGTTAGATTTGTACCCAACAAACAAAACCTAATAAAATGAATACAATTATTAAATTACTTAACGAAGCTGGTTACAAAAATACAAACACTAACAGAGAGAGAGCGGTTAGAAATATGAACTTGCTACTTGATAGCGGAGTGATGAGCATCCAATTTATCAATGCTGACGAGTACAATGCAAAACAAGGTGGCCGTTCATTTTGGTTTAAACATAATGAAAAAGACTTTTGCACCGCATATCAAGTAACTCTTTTTGGAAAAACATATAATGGTCATTTTATTCAGAAGAAATCAACAACTAAATATTTAGCAAGTGTTGCTTTTGATGGGACAAGAGAGTATGCATTAGATATTGATTACTATGACAACTACATATTAAGCATTTCAGACATACAAATCAGAGTTGCACAATTAATTAGTGTTATTCGTAATGCTGTTGATTTCTTTGCGCCAAAGGTATTTGCAGCAAGAGGAGAATGTTCTTGTGGTAAATGCAACGGAAAAGGTGTTATCCCAGCTTTTGCTTACTATGCAAATGGTATCTGTTTTGACTGCGGTGGTTCAGGGATAGATAGAAATGTATTGAAGTCATTTATCAGCACATCAATAGCAAGTGTAAAGTAAAAAAAATGGGGAGCTAACAACTCCCCTTGTATAAAAATATAAATCCAATAAAACCAAATCAAATGCACACAATACAAATCAACTACAAAGAATTTAAAGAGTGTCAATGGACAAATACTGACACTGGTGAAATTATTGTTTACAATGAAAAATTTGATAAAATTTTTATGTATTGTAAGGATAGACTTATAGACTCATTTAATTACAAATACACAAGCCACATTCTTCACGCTTGCGACATTGCAGTATCCGAAGATAAGCACGATGTTGTAATTTCAGTAGAATTTGACACCGAAATTAGAGTAATGAATACCTCATTCCTAAGTATGGCACTTACAGATATTTTATACAATCATAATAAATAACCCAAAAACAAACAAAAATGACAAATCAAGTCCAAACAACAGAAAATGGCGTAATTGCCACATTAAAGACTGCAATGCCAACATTGGTGCAGCTTGCCCAAATTAATGGAATCTCAGCAGAAAAAGCGGAAGCCCTGATGGCCCAAGAGGTCGAATTCCTTAGAGAAGCGGCAATGCTTAATCCTAAGATTCTTCAGTCAGCACCAGCAAGTGTTTTACTTGCCGTTAAACGTGCTATAAAGAACAATCTGACATTAGACCCGCAAGCTGGGTTAATGTACATTAAAACACGCTCAATTAACGTATCTCAAGACCCTAAGGCGGCTCAATGGATTACGATTATGGAGACTCAGGAAACTTGTAATGGTTTACTTTCTAAAAATAGAATGCTTGGCCGCATCTTAGACCACAATGTTCCTCAGGTAGAATTTGATGCCGCTGGCAAAGTAAAATCAGTAACATTCTCATTTCAAAAAAATACTGGTAATTGGGAAACTATGACATTTTCTGAGTACGATTTTGAAAGATGGGGAAATAGTTCTCATAAGGAGCGTTCAAGAGGCAAGAATGATGCCGCTACAACAGATTACAGAAATGCATTGTACACAGCTTGGAGAGGCGGCATTGACCCTGAATTTGCAAAAGCAAAAGCAATCAGGCATTCGCTTAAAAAATTAGGTACTAATCCTAATGAAAAAATGGCAAGCGGTATACAAATTTCGCCAGCTGAGTTTAAGGTTATTGATACCAAAATTGCAAATAGTGAGGTGGAGGATGAAATGATGGGCAACACTTCCACATATCAGCACGAAAGCAAACCAATGGAAATAGTTGCACCAACCACCAATGAAATGCCGACAACAGAAACAGAAGAAATGCCTTTTAATTAATCTTAAAAACTATACAACGTGGAAAATAATAATCAAGAAAAAGGGGTAGCAATTGCTGCCCCAATTCAACAAACAATTGACAAAGTTTTAACATTGTCACCAGCAAGGCAATCAGCATTTATTGACTTTGGAAAGCAAGGCGTAAACATTGCCGTGTTAAATAGCAACCTATCAATTTTAGCCAACAATGCAACTTTAAAGTTTAATGAGCTGCCATCAACCATCACCGATATTTTACAAGCGGAAGAGACCTTGAAACTAATCAAAAAAACACAAGCTGATATTAATGATGCACGAATCAGTGGAGTTAAGCCAATTACTGATAGGCTGGCAACATTAATGGCATATGAAAAAAATTTAGCTGAACCCATAAAAACTTTGACTGAAAGGATTCTTGCTGCTAAGAAAATTAAAGAGGCCGCTGATAATGCTGCACGATTGCAAGATGATGAAATAAAGCAATACCAAGGTTACATCACACGAATGGTTGCTGACACTGAGGCAAGATTTGCAAATTACATTAATGAACAAGTTTTGGCAGCCTATAATTATGCACTTACCACTGGTAATATTCTTCCTGAAAAAGTAGAAGAATTTATAGACAAAGCTTGCAACGGAAGAGGCACTGAAAAGCATTTTACTAATTCGATAAAACCATTTGATTGGAAGTACAATGTCCCATCCACAGAGATTCAGGATGACATTTACCAGCAGTTGTCATCACCAAAAACATTTGCTGACCAGTTCCGTGCAAAAATGATAGACCAATTTATGGATTATGATTTGGCCTATCAGAATAAAGAAATTGCATTACAAAGGGCCAAGGAAGATGCCGATAAAGAAGCTGCCGAAATTAAGCAAACAAACTTAATGACAAACACAATGGCGGCCATTACAGAGGTAGCTACGGAGCTAAAGGTTGATGATGGAATTAAGCCTATTAAAAGAAGTTATGCGGTTGACTTTGAAGAATCGTGGGAAGAATCACGCAAAATATCTATTGCCTTTTGGTCAACAACAAAATCATTTAAAGACCTTAGGATGTCACCATCTAAGATTACACCTATACAGATGGCTGATTACCTTGGAAAGATTAAAACTATTGACAATGCATTTGAAATAACTGGAATAAAATGGAAGGAAATAGAGAAGTAATTGAATATACCAATTGCACACAAGTTGACTGTAGTGATTTTAAATACTACTTATCACTTGATGGCTATTCACATTCTTTTTTGAAGTCACAAAAAGCGGGGGTAGTACCTCCCTTTAATGTGACTGATAAAGTGATGGTGGGAAAAATAGTTGACCAAATTTTGACCAATAGTGGTGATGTTGATTATAGTCATCCCCAGTATAAAAAATCAGCAGTCATAGCCGAGTTTTTAAAAAACAATTTTGCGGCAATTCTTCCACAACTAAAAACCCAAGTTGCTTTTGTTGGCACTGCAAAATATGCTGGACTTTCAATTAATGTAAAAGGGATTTTAGACTACCTACTTCCAAGGTATGCAGTGATTGATTTAAAGGTGACAGCTGAGAAGAATGTTGATGCCCTGATAGAATATATGGGATATAAAAATCAACTATGGAACTATGCACGTTTGGCCAATGTAAAATTTGCATACATACTGATATTCTCTACTCACAAAAACAATCAAAACCATCCGTGCAGACTAATCAGAATTGATGTGTCGCAACCTATCAATGAGTTTTGGAAAAATGCAGTTTTAGATTTCGGAAGCATATGATACAACTAAGAGATTACCAAGTAAACTATATTGATTCTATAGTTGATGCATTCAAACAAGGGCATAAAAAAGTCATTCTATGCGCACCAACTGGAGCTGGCAAAACTGTTATTTTTTCGGAGATAGTCAGGAGGTCTTCCTTTCGTGGCACATCCACTTGGATTCTTACCGACAGAATTGAACTATTTGAACAGACTTGGAAAGCACTTGAAAAAGTAAATGTAGTACCTCAGCTAATAAATGCCGACACCAAAAAAAGCGCAATCTCCATTGATGCATTAATTAACGTGGGAATGGTAGAAACTATCTTTAAAAGAAAAGGCATTAAACCACCACAGCTAATCATTTGCGATGAAGCTCATATGGGAAATTTTACAAAAATTCTTGAAAGATTCCCTGAAGCTTATATAATTGGCGCAACAGCTACACCTATTGGCAAGCATTTTTACAAGTACTACACATCTTTGATACAATGCATAGATGTACCAGCGTTAATTAGCAATGGGTCACTTGCTCCTTGCAAGGCCATTGAAATGAGAGGTCAGGACTTTAGTGATTTAGAAATGAAAAATGGAGAATATACCGATGCATCTAATGCGGCCCACTTTTCAAAGCCTAAATTATATGATGGATTGCTGGAGCAAATTAACATCCACATCCAACAAAAAAAGTCAATCGTTTATTGCGCAAATATTGAACACGCTTATGACACTTGTAATGTTTTAATTGCTGCTGGCTACACTGCAAAAGTTGTTACTGGAAAAACTCCCAAGGCAGAGAGAAAACTTATTTTTACTGAGTTTAAATTTGGGCAATTTCAATTTCTAATTAATGTTGGAGTAGCCACTAAAGGTTATGATGAACCAACAATTGAGGCTGTGATTATGTACCTGAAAACAACTTCATTAATTAAGTATCTGCAATGTGTTGGGCGTGGAGGTAGACCATCAGCAGAAACTGGTAAGAAACATTTCGTGCATTTGGATTTTGGTGAGAACGTAACCTATCACGGCCTATGGTCTGCACATCGTAATTGGGAACTATCACCACCAAAGAAAAAGAAAGAAAATGCTGCGCCTATGAAAGATTGCCCAGTATGCAGCGCAATGGTTTATGCCTCCGTGAGAGTTTGTAACTTCTGCCAATACGAATGGCCTGAGAAAGAATTGAGATTACTTGAAGGTGTTGCCGTTGAGGTTACTGACCAGTTAAGCAAAGAACTAATGTCTAAGAGGCACGGAGATTTAACCATTAAAGAAATTAAAAAACTTGTTGACTTTAAGAAAATTAAAGCTGTCTATGCTTGGAGATTGGTTAGATACAGAGGTGAAGATGCATTGCAAGAATATGCAAGTCTTTGTGGCTATAGCCGTGGGTGGATTCTTAGGCAATGGAGTATGCTGACAGATATTGAACAGATGGAGGTTGAGCTAAGAAATAATGAAAGGATTGAAACAGTTTAAAATAAATAATACATTTGCATTTAATATAAAAATATAATAATATGAAAAAAGGAGTGTTTATCACTAATCTTAGTGATTTTTTAAAGGCCGACATTGAAAGGCCATTTTCTATTTTATCAACTATAGAAAAATATGTTTTAGAGAACGAAGAGCAAATTCAAGAAAAGTTTGATACCGAAAATATTTTTTGCAGTCTTCAAAGAGTGCAATTCTATCAAGGAAAAAAGTATTTTTATGTTGAAATTATAAATGTAAATTAATATGAAAGATACATTTATAATTCGTACGGAATGGTGGCCAGCTATTTCAAAACTTAACGATACCCAAAAGGCAAAAATCCTTACAAATTTATTTAATTTTCATTCCGATGGTGAAGTGGATTTATCTGACCCATTAATTGAATTGGTATGGTCATTCATTGAACCTAACTTAATGCGCAATATTGCCAATTACGATAAGCGTGTAAAAATTGCTGCTGAAAATGGAAGTAAAGGCGGTAGACCAAAAGCAAATGGAAACCAAAATAACCAAGTCGGTTTTTTAGCTTCCGATAAAAAGCCAATTGAAACCCTAAATGTAAGTGTAAGTGATAGTGTTAGTGTAAGTGAAAATGATAGTGTGAGTGTGAGTGATAAAAATCGCACACCCGCCCGAGAGGAATTTCTTTCTTTTTGTAAAAGCTTGGATATAGATTATGAAAGTTTAAAAGAAACCATCAATGCAAAGTATGATACATTTGTTGCTGATGGTTGGTGCAATGGGTATGGTAAGCCAATAACAAACTGGGAGAATACAATCAGAAATGTTATTCCCCATTTGAAGCCGATGCCGAAAAAGAAGATAATAGCTGATGCTAAAGCTAAAGGAAACTGGGGAGGAGGTAAAAATGCAAAATAAGAAAAAACCAATACTGAGAATTGATGAAGAAAATTTAGTTGACTTCGGAAAAGTTGCTCCTCAAGCACAAGATTTAGAAGTTGTCATTTTAGGAGCATTGCTTTTAGAAAAAAGAGCCATTGACCAAATCGTTGATTTCTTTAATCCTGAAATGTTTTACAATGAATCAAACAAAATAGTTGCCAAATCAATTTGGTCGCTTTACCAAAACAATGAGCCTATTGATATTTTAACTGTTGTAAATAGGCTGAAGAAAAATGGTGAACTTGAAACAATTGGAGGAGCTTTTTTTATTGCAAGCCTAACAAACAGAATTGCCACATCTGCCAACATAGAATTTCACGCACGGATAGTTTGTCAAGAATTCATCAAGAGAGAAATTATAATGATGTCAGCTGGAATGATTAAAGAAAGTTATGCTGATGGAACAGATGCTCTTGAGATTTTAGAAACTGGACAAAAACTAATTAATGATGTTAGTAATAGTATCAACATTGGTAAGTCACAAACTGTGGAAGATTTATTTTTTGAATCTGAAAAGAGGAATATTGATATTAGAAATAAACAAGGTATGAGCGGAGTGCCTAGCGGATTTGTTGACTTAGATAAATTAACTGGCGGATGGCAAAGTTCTGATTTAATAATCTTAGCCGCAAGACCAGCAATGGGGAAGACATCTTTGATGATGAACTTTGTCCGAAATGCTGCCGTTGATAACAACATCCCTACCGCAGTATTTTCTCTTGAGATGTCAGCTATGCAATTGTTTCAGAGATTACAATCCAGCGAAAGCGGAATACCTTTGGAGAAATATATGCGCAAAGGATTAAATGATGAAGAGGTGCAGAGAAATAGAATTAAGTGCGGTAAATTAACCTCAGCTCCAATTTACATTGATGACACTGGTGGACTATCTATTTTTGAGTTTAAGGTTAAATTGAGAAAGCTAAAGAAAGACCACGGAATAAAGTTTTGTGTTATTGATTATGTACAACTAATGACTGTTGGCAAAGGTGCAGACATAAATGGCCGTGAGCAAGAGGTTTCATACATCAGCAGAAATTTAAAATCAATTGCTAAAGACCTGAACATCCCAATATTAATTCTATCGCAGCTAAGTAGGGCGGTTGAAAAGAGGGAAGACAAAGAACCAATACTTTCTGATTTGCGTGAATCAGGTTCACTTGAGCAAGATGCCGATATGGTAATGTTTATATACCGACCTGAATACTACGGAATAACTGAAGATGATGACAACAATAGCACATTAGGCAAAGCTAAATTGAGAATAGCCAAGCATAGAAATGGTTCACTAGATGATGTATTATTAGGATTCGATGGTGAGCTTACCAAGTTTACTGACCATAACCCATACTTTGAAGAACCATTGGAAAAAATGGATGGTGCTATGAAACCAGCTAATGAAGATTTTTTTTAGATGGCACAAATACTAGAGGCAAAAATACAACAGCAGTTTTATGTTTACTTCAACAACAAGTACTGTCTTAGATTCCATAAGCCAAGGTGGTTGATACTTCACATCCCTAACGAAGGAAAGAATAACAATCACTTGGTCAAGCTGGGGTTGTATGCTGGAGCTGGAGACAACTTAATAATTGACCCTAGCGGCACTGCATACTTTGTTGAACTAAAGGCAAAGGGTAAGAAGCAAATGCCTAATCAAATTGCCTTTGAGAATCATTGCAAACAAACTGGAATAGATTACTACATAGCTGACAACATAGAAGATGCTATTAAAATAGCCGATATGATAGTGGATAAATATTTGGATGGCACATTACCTCAATCAACATAGATAGTTGCTTAAATCAAACAAAAAGGGCATAAATACACCATAATTAGACCCTATACCCCCCCTCATTCAAGGTACTGTCAGGATGCCATTTTTTTGCGCATCTCCTCC